TCAAACTCTTGATAAAACGATTAGGAGACTTAGCATCACCCATAACGTAACGCTTATACATGAAGCGTTGTAGGAATGGACGCATCTTAATACCAGAGGCATAGTAAGTCGGGCCATCTGGAATCTCTAGCTTGTATGCTCCACCCTCAATTACTTCTACGTTAACATTCTTTCCGTTAACTTCAGCAGTACCCATGATAGGTGAGTGATGAATGCGTAGTCTGGCTAACTGACTAGACTTAGCTGGACCTGTAGTTTCATTTGCAGTACCCATTGCCTTTGCCATAGCTGCATAATTGTTTGTGTCTATTGTCATTAATTGTGTCATACATTTCTCCTTTGTTTTCTGCGAATAAGCCATAGTTATATCACGCCACGTCTTTAGTGTCAAGCCAATTCGGACCTATTTTTGCTTCTAAAAGTAGCGGAACATTAAAATTTATTGCCCATCTCGTATTGATTATATTAATTAGTTCCTCGTTAGTGTCTTCTATTATACTGATTACCTCAGTTTCTTCATCAGGATGAACGTCAATTACAATACTGTCGTGAACTGTATTTACTATGCAAGAATTTTTACCTCGCAAAAGGTATTCTATATGCAATAAACACAGTGGTACAATATCTCCTGTAGCAAATCCCTGTACGGGGTAGTTCTTTATCTGTGTAAAATGAGACACTCTACCACTAGCCCGTCTTTCAACATCAGGAAAAGAATACTCACGTCCTGATGGTGCAACTATTTTAGATGTAGTCAAAGCCTCTTTAGCCAGTCGGGAGTGCCAATCTGCGACCCCTTTGTATTTTTCGTTGAAGTGTTCGTAGTAGGCGGCTTCGGCTTTTGTTCTTCCAAATCCCGTTGCCCCGTAAAGGGGCGCAAATGTGTGTGCCTTTGCATCCTGTCTATTCGTAGGCTGACCAGCTTCACTAATAACTTTAGCGGTGTATGCGTGTACATCAAATCCAGTAGAAACTTCTTCAATTGCAACCTCGTCTTGTGATAAGTAAGCGGCAGTACGGAACTCAAGCTGCGCAAAGTCAGCTTCCATTACCTTACCACCATCAAATCGTGACACAAATACTTTCTTTACAGGGAACGTGCCGCCACGTGGCATGTTCTGCATGTTAGGGTCAGCACCAGAGAACCTGCCAGTGGCAGTGCGGTGTTGTAGTAACCTCACGTGCAGCAAGCCATCCTGCTTGGTGTGTAGACTAATACCATCAACAAAGGATGACAGGTAGGTATCTACAGCAGATAGCCTACGTACCTTAGATAAGAAGTCAACTGCATCAGTCATGCCTCGTGACTTAGCACCAGCCTCAAGCAACTCTAGGTTCTGCTTGCTGGTAGAGAAGCCATTGGCACTTGCCCACTTAGACGATGGTGGCTTGAACTTGAGGCCAGCCACTTCGCTGGTGCGTGAGAGAGTGTAACCAGCAGTATCACAAGCAGAGCAACGATTAGGTTTCGCAAACGGTTCACCATTTTTCTTTACCTTTCTTGTATATCCTGTACCACCACACGGGTGACACTGTTTAGCTATCGTCTTATGTATACGCTCTGTGCCGCCAGCAATCAAGCTACGGAAGTCTGCATCATCCATGTATGGGTCAATAGCGTTACCCCAATATGGTTTGTCAAGTACCTTACGGCTGTAGATAACCCAAGACAATTGCTCTGGACTATTAAGATTGATAGGCGTATCACCCATCAGCTTACGTACATGAGCCTGTAAGTCAGTGGTAAGTTGCAACTTCTCTTGCTCAAACTCATTGCGTACTTCTTCTAGCTTGGTCAGGTCAACGGCAAAGCCTGTCTGATATATCTTAGTCAAGCACTTAGCCACACGATTAGTCAGCCGTGCAGTAGACAGCAGCCCTGCATCAGCAGTAGTGTTTAGTCTATACCATAACTTATCAGCAAGCTGCTGGGTAGCGTGAAGGTCAGCAGATAGATACTCACACAAATCGTTGTATGGTATGTCTCGTGTACTGTAGCCTTTCTTAAAGTACTCCTTCAATGTATCCTGCTTCTTAGTATCTAACTCGTAGCGTTCTGCGCAAGCCTCTAGTGATAGGGGTTCCTTCAGTCCACGCTGCAAGACATACTCGACAAGCATAGTATCAAACACTGCACCATCATACTTGAACCCAGACTCCCATAGCCATAGCAAATCGTGCGCCACGTTGTGACAGATGAGTACAGTAGCTTGGTCAAGATACCACTGCACACGCTCATGGTAGTCAGCTTGACTAGGTACATCAGCATGGTCAAAGGGGAAGTGCTGCTCTACACCTTGGTCAGTCAGTACACCCACCATAGTCAATGAGTTGTTAGGCTCAAAGGGGTCAAGGTGCATCTTACCACCACGATGTGTGACAGTGTTCTCTACATCAAGTGTTAGCTTCATCCTTCATACCTCGCTGTCCTGTAGTTGAGGTCAACATTAACCATGCCATGCCAGCCATTCAACTTGTTCTTGACTATATTGACATGACGTAGTGGACTATCTTCTTCCTGTCCTTCTACGGTAGGTGACTTACCAATCAGTATCATAAGGTCAGCTTCAGCAGCCTTACCTGTACGTGAACCTTCCATCATGGATTGGTTAAGCTGTGACCTACCTTCTGCATCAGCAGATAGCTGTGACATATAAAACACGGCACAGTCGTAGGTCTTGGCAATCTGCCTAGCATAGATAGCACAAGCCTTGAGTGCCTCATCAGGTCTGGCATAGTTACCTGCCACACCAAACTTATCACCCATGTCTAGTACAAGTATGTCAGGGTTCTCTGCCTTACAGACAGATTCTACCCATGCCATATCCCTGCCACCTGCATCCTTTATCTTGATGTTCTTGAACACAGGCTCATACATCATCTTAGCTTTACCTATGTTATCCTTGACCTCATGTGCAGTCATACCTGCAGCGGCAGTCAAGTACCTAGCACCTACACGGTGGGTAGCCTCTTCGTTACATAAGATAATACACTTAGCACCCTGATGAGCAAAGCCATTCGGTGCAGCAATCAAGCTGGCATGGAAGGATGTCTTGCCTGTGTTGGGTCTAGCACCTACCTCAATAAGCTGACCACCTGATACACCTTCTACCTTACGGGTGACGGATGGTATGTTGAATGTCCACTTAGCTTCCAACTCAGCCTTTGCCATGAGTGTCTCAATCGTGATGTCATCCCACTCAATGTTGAGGTTAGGGATAAAGTCATCACCGTAACGCTCAAGCAAGTTGCGTAGCTTTTCAAGCGTAGCTGCATCACCATTGACCATATCAAATCCAATGTTAGCTACGTCCTCTCCTATAACCTGTTGAAATAGTTTAGATAACACCTCTTGTGCTATATCACTACCTAACGGCTGCTCTCGTTTAATCTGCCCAAACAGGCTACTGTATGAGGCTTTCTGCGCTGTAGTCAGGGTAGGATTGTCGGACATAAACAATGCCTCAATCTCATCTGGCAATACAGAACGCTCATACCTGTCCATAGCTGTGTCGATAGACTTCTTAATCTTACGCACATCACTACTGAACAGTCGGTCAGGACACTTAGAACCACGATGGTCATCGTAGAACTCCTTGTCCATCAAACTTCTAATCAGTGCTAATTCCATTTACATTCTCCATATCTGTCGGGTTACGATATTTCAAGTCATCTTTCAGTCTGAGTACACGAACATCGTTTACGTGTCCTCGTAGTTCCTTTGCCATCAGCAAAGTCTTGGGTAGCGCATCGGGGTCTAACGCTATCACGGCTGTCGAGAACTGTGCAAGATACCTTTTATGCGATTCTTGCAGAGATGTTCCAAGAAGCGCAACCCCGACAAAGTTACCGTAACCAACAACGGCTGCACTCACACAGTCCTCAACAACTATTGCGACTTTACCACAACCAGCGGTATAAGGCAAGCCACTTTTTCCATATCGTTTCCATTTAGGTAGACGGTGCTTAGACAGTGACCTGCCTGTAGCATCTACCATCTTACCTTCATGCATGACAGGGAATACCACACGGCTTTCCTTTACGTCATACAATAAACCTAATTTATCTATATCCAATCCCCACGTATCACACCACCTGTTCATGTACACATTACCACGATGGGGTATGATGTATGTAGGTAACTCAAATGGTGTAGCTTCAGCAAACTCTTGGGCATTGCCCATACCAGTCCTGATGTCATCGACTGTGAGGTGAACACGAGTGCCACCCTTCACGCCACACGACATACGATAGCAGTTCCATACCAAGCTACCCATGTTGTTGGTCACAGTAAAGGTACGCTTACCACAGTTAGGGCAAGGCATTCTCTTAGTATGACCGTTAGGTATATTTAATTCACTAACTATATTATATATGTTCATAACTATATCACTTTCTCTGCGGCAGTTAAGTGCTTTTACCATGAGATTTACGTGTTGTCAATGCATTATTTGCAGAGGCGTAAGTATTTTTCATGTATGGCTTAACTGACTGTGGGTTAGTGTGTCCTGTAACCGACATGATTTGTCCCATAGGTACACCTGCCTCAACCATCTGTGTTGTACCTGTCCTTCGTAAGTCAGACAGTCTCAGTTCATCAGACAGTCCAGCTTCTCGCATGATAGCCCGTCCAGCTTTGGACAGTCTCTCCATACTGTAAGCGTGGTACTGCCCCTGTACGGGGCTTGTACGAGGAACAACGTACTGTTGAAAGCCAAAGTCTTGCTCCTGTTGTGTCAGCATCTCAAGCAAATCATCTTCTATGGGTAAAGTTACCTCTGCCCTACGCTTAGACTGCTCAAGATATAGCTTCCTAGCTTCCAAGTCTAGGTTATCCCACGTCAATAGACGCATGTCACCTAGCCGCTGACACCACTCATATGCCATGTGTACTATCAATCCGATACTACGCCATTCAAATGTACTATATGCAGTGTCAAGGAATTGACGCACATCATCCTCAGTCCACACCACCTTGCGTTGTGGTGCAGACTTACGCTTAACATTAGCGAATGGATTAATGTTGGTATACTCCATCTCAATAGCATATCTGAATACGATAGATGATACAGTGCAGACATGGTTGGCGAGGCTAATA